TTATGCAAAGCCGCCTTGAACAGAGAAGTGTAACTATAAACGCCTTCCTTTCGAATCGGCAGATAGCCAGTTCGCTGGGAAGTGCCATGCATCTTCAAGGTAATCTCAATTTCATCCCCAGGCTTAAACGCATCCAAATTATACGCAAGCTGTTCAGTATCAGCGTGCTCCGCAAACAGCGGCGCAATATTAGCCTTTTGCTTACGAACTTTATTACCCTTTCCGCTACCACCAGTCCGATGATTCGAACGAGGAATGTACTTGCAACAAATCTCATGCCCATTCAGCATTTCAATCTTGTCACCAACATTCAACTCATCCAGATTCACACCAGTATAAGCAACAGCCGCGATCGGCACAAAAATACCATCAGACTTCTCACCACGCAGACGAATTGCCTTGATATTCCGCTTATCGCGTTCAAGATATCCAGTATCCGCAGTACCGTCGGCCTTAGTGCGGCACATATGGTTTTCATCACAAAATTCTGCGCTCAACTGCAGGTCAGAAGGAAAATAAATTCCCTTGATTCCTTCTACCACATCCAAACCAACACAGGTGTCATTTCCAAAAAAAGTCGCAATTTGGAGCCGGTCAGCATTAGAATGCGGCCGCAGCTTTTCAACACGCACAACATATCCACAATGTTCAGCCATTATATTCTACCTCATTCTTCAAAGATTCAACCAAAATTTTCGCGCCCACAACTCGAAGCTGTTCCCAGCCATAATCACTTGCCTTATTAGTCCGATACAAACAAGACTCAATAAAATACTTGAGGGAGTCTTCATATGCTTCGATGTAGTCGTGCTGTGTCCAGGTACCATCCGCAATCTTCTCACAGTACTTCAAGAAAAACTTACCCTTTGCGGTCAGTTCCGCCTTATCCTTACGCCTACCAAACATATTCATTCTCCTCTCTTAACTTTCTATATATAGTATATCAGAAATTTAAAGAAAAATCAAATTAATTAGGAAAAAAATATTTCATTGATAGATAATCGTAAAAGCTTTCATAGGAATTTACGATATAAGATTGGCCGTCACTTAGCATAAAGGAAGCACCGTATTTTAGTTCTTCATTAGAATAAACTTCCCAAAAGAACATAAAATCATCTTCAAGCTCATGCTGGAGAGTTTGATTAGTACCACCGAACTCATTCAGCATGGCAAGAATAATGGCATCTGCTGCGCTACCAAGCGGCCCTTCATCAACATTAACGCCAAACAAATCATTAAGCTGACCAAGAGCATCGCAATTCTTACGATAGCCATCCATTAGAATAACAAAAGTATCTTTAGAAATCATTTTAATTCTCCTTTAATCCCATAACTGTTCAAAATGGTTTGCCATTAATTCAAAACCACGTTTAAGATAAAGCTGGCGCAGCTTATTATTCTTTTCTTCCTCTCCCAAAAACTTGTCATACAATTCTTTTGGTATTTCTTGTCTTTCCATTAAATAAGTATCAATTTCATCTCGATAACGATTTTTAAAACCATCCTCAAAATCTTCATCGCTCATTTGAAAACAATGAATCATTTCTCCAAGAAAAATTTCCCAGCGCTCAGTTTCGTTCTCCGCACCTTCATCAAAAAACTCTGTTGGCGCACCATGGCAACTATCCTTTAACTGAGTTAGAGTTTTGATGAAGAGTTCTCTATAGAAACAATCTAAATCATAAACGTCCCAATCACAAAAACCTCTTGTGGCGCGCTGCCAGGCCATTTTAAGACATCTAAAGAATAGCTTAGTTTTATACCATAAACCACGATGATGTTTAATCGTGTCAAAAACATTTAAACTCATTAGTGTGCCCCCTTGTCTGCTTCGTGGAGAAGCATAATATAATCCCACATGTATTTACCAAGTCTATTTTTCCACTTGTTAATTGACTTTTCAGTTTTACTGAAGTAGGGCTGCATATGGTAACAAATCACCGTAGCCATCCGTCGCATTTCAACATCTTCAAGAAGAGGCTCCATTGAAAGACAAAGATAACTACCAACATTGGGATGGCCATAATAATGTGCATCTTCAGTTTTCTCGCCTTTCATCGTATGGAAAGTTTGGGTATAAAGCTTACCATAATCATGGAAGAGTGCAGCCTGTCTCAACCATTCTTCATCAGTTTTAATAACTTTATACGCCATGGCGCAGTGGTCTCCCAAATTCATAGAATGATGAGAGTTATGCTGGTCAAACTGACACATTTTCAGAAACTCGTCAAACGCGCCAGGAAGTGCGGCATTAGTATTATGAATGACTCGAATCATATCAAAACCTTCGGAAATGGTAGGCATTTCAAACTGGCAAAGCTGGCGCATGATTACTTCTTCAGGCACAACTCGTTCACGAGAACGATTTTGTTCAAGAATTGTATCCAGCGGCGTAGCCACAATCATGGCAACACAACAAGCCAAAGACTTTACTTTATCAAGAATCGACTTGCGGTTTTTGTAAGTCAAGTTGGTTGCATCATAAATAACATGAGTGCCTTCTTTAAGATGTTCAATCGTGCGCGAATGCATGATTTCGAAGACCTCGCGCGGATTACCCTGAATAGCGGCATCGCCATAAAGCTCTTCTCGAATTTCATCAGAAGATACAATTTCGTATTTATTAGTACCCCAAAGAGCATGAGCATCGGCAAAGGTTGATTTGCCACATCCCGCGGGGCCGATTAACATAACAAAATTAGGTTTCATTTCAATTCTCCTTAATCATCCTCAAACTTTCTTCCAAAAATTTTATGGCCTCTTCTTTATCACAGTATACCTCTGCGTAATATATTTCCTTACCCAACAATGCATTCCACACTGCGCGCAAGCGTGAATTTTGTTTTCCAAGATAATTAGAAGTAAATGAGAAAGTAACATCTGTAATTTTTCCACTGTCCTTATCTCCCCATTCTTCTACTTCAAAGTTTAATTTTGAGCATCTACAATTACATTCAATTTCAGTATGGTTGCGCTTATGGTGTCTCATTTAATTTCTCTCCAACCATTCTTCTGAATGATTCTACGCATATTTTCTACATCAACGGAGTTCATACTGTGGATATGAATAGGATAGTTGCGGCCCGTATCTTCAAGCCAGTCAAGCAACTGAATATAGTCTCCACCAATATCAATCAATTCAATGCAATCTACAACATTATTATCAAAATCAAGCCAAGAGCCATAAATTTCAATTATTTCCTTTGCCATATGAACAGTTTTTACCCATATCCATTCATGATACATATCTCCAGGCGCAGGTCTAACAGCATCAATCCACAGCTTCATTTAGCTCTCTCCTTTACACTAAATAGGCTCTTCCGCCCTGTTCACGTAAAAAATACATATGCTCTTCATCGGTTTCATCAAATTTAACAACGCTATAATAAATACTATCCTCAACTTCCTGCTCATATTGAGAAATGGCTTCTTCTTCATCCTCAATTTCATACTCTTCTTTTACGTCATCTAAATCCATAACGCCATGATATCCTTCAAAAGATTGATAATTAGCAATGGCGCATTGATGCGCATGCTCCCAAGCAGAATCTTCTGATTTAGCTTCGATTACTTCATACTCATCGCCACAGCCGCATCCATATTCAATAAAGTATTTCATCTTATTATTCCCTCTTTTTCATTTTCTATATATATTATACCAAAAATTTTAAAAAAAGTCAAATAAAAAAAAGAGAGGTATATTAAACCTCTCTAAAATAGCCTTTAAACAACCCAACCAAAGCATCATCAAGTTCCAACTTAATTGTCCCATCACCAGGGATTACTTGATACTTATCAACTAAAGTTTGCATAACTTTAAGTTCAGTTTCCGCAATAGTTCTTGCAGAACCAAGTTCAAAGTCACCATGCTTTACCTTAAGCAAATATTCCTTATGTCCACAATCAAGACACTGCGCGAATGTCTTACCTTTAATATAGTCTTCCATGAATTCGCGCAGACGAACAATGTGAAGAAGTTGCTTCGGGTCATAACCCCATTTCTCAATCTTCAATTTCGAAGCAGGAGTAACTTTCTCCAAAGCCTTAAACTTTTCAAAAGCCATTCCATACATTGCGCGAATGCACGCAACGGGATTATAATGCGCAATACGCTCGGCATTGTCGCGAAGAAAATTTACAAAAGGTTCAAACTTGGCATTAGAATAATAATATTCCGTAAACAAAATCTCCAAAAAGTTAATGTTCTGTTTAAGGAAGTTATGAATCATATGTCTTACATCCTTAACATCACATTGCTCGCCATCTTCAAAGCAAATTGTCTTTGAGGTCATTTGATGACCGAGCGCGATGTCAGTGATGGTCGGGAAAACGATTGCTTTTGTGTCTACGTCGGAGTCTTCCGTGGAGAGACCGTAGTTTTGGGAACCGTACAAACCGAGATAAATTGGGGTGTAGTGTTCGTTTACTCCGGCAAGATGGGTTTCCATTGAGTAAGTGATTTTGTCTTTCATAGGATTCCTCCTTTAGCTTATATTATAATTATAACAAAATTTTTGAGAAAAATCAAGCTTTAACTAGAAGCTCTTTGTAAAATTTGTTGCAATAAATTATTAACTTGAACATCAATTGTATAATACGCCTATGCTTGTTTTATCCTTCCAGAGACATCTGTATCACTTGGTATATTTGGCCAAGTTTTATCAACATTAAATGGAGATAAATCTAATTTTAAATTTTTTATTTCTATATTTACACTTTCAGTAAAATCATCTCTTAATCCATTAATTATGTCCTAAATCATTTCCGATGCAGGATAGGGATTTTCGTTTATAAAAAACATCACTGGTTTTCCCGCTTCTAAATTTTCATCAAATAATTCTGGCTCTTTAAATTGAACATTTTTATTAATATTTAAAAGCTTATCTAAATTGCTTTCAATATATGAATTTATTCCATTATAAATAGAATTAAAACGCCCAAAAATATTCTTATAATTTTCATAGCCGTCATTTGATTCATAATCTTCATTTGGTAAGTTATAATTTGAAGAAAAATAAAATTTACCAAACTATTCTCTCGCACCCTCTCCTAAATCAAGACCTCTGGCAAAGAAAGTACCTAGAGGTTGATGATTAGGTACTCTTTCTTTCAACTCTTTATCAAAGTGACTATTAAAAGTTACTACTCCATCATTAACAGTATAATTTTTGACCTGAAAACCAAAAGATTTAAAAATTATATCTATTGGAGGTTCTTTAGATTTTGTAGTTAATCGAGTCAAACCAGCCGGTATAACTTGTATACCTAAAAAATCAAAAAAAGCATTCCAATAAATTTCTCCCAATGCACCTCGAATTCCACTCGAAGTCTTACTAATACCAATTTCTTGAGCTTCGATTAGGAATTTTGAAATAATCTTATCAATTGAAGCATTTGCTAAAGGATACCTTCCTGGTGGAAGAAAGGATAGAATTTTCTATTTAATTATCGCATTTCTGTCAGATGCAGTTTTAAGATTTAGTTCTTGCTATTCAGATACAAATTTTTTAAAATGTTCTGAGAATTCTCTCTAAAAATTTTGGCTTAAATCTTGTGTAAAGCGTACTTCAATTTTACTTTGCCGTTTAGACCGAAAAAAAGTTATACCTTTATGCTTTTTAGATTCTAAAAATTCACCTTTTTGATCCCAATTAGCACTATCAATTTTTGGTACATTAAAACTTACTGTTAAAGTACCTTTTCTACCGACAACCTAACTTCCACCTTTTAGAGAACTACCAATTAATGTGGCCCCATCAGGAATTAATTCAAGGGCTTCATCTCCTATTAATCTTCTAAATTCTGAAGTAGAAAATTCTTCTTGAGTAAAATTTAAAACAACTTCTTCTAAATTGCTTAATAAAATTTCTTCAAAAACCTCTTGGATTTCTTTTATTAAAATTGGATTTTGTAATATGGAAGCTGCTCCAGAATTTTTCCACTACATGACTTTATAATATAAATTTTTATAATTGCTAATTCCTAAAGATGCATAAAGTGCTGCTTCTTTTTTTATTAATTCTTCTTTTAGAGCTTCTAATTCTATAATTTCTTTTTCTTTTATTCTTTCTAATAAAGTTTTTCCTTCTATATTTGATGTTGAAATATCACCAGATATTAATTTTAAAACAGCATTTTGTATATTTATTACGTCCTATGCCTTAGCAAAACTGGTGGGTGCATCTATATATGCACTATTTCCCATTAGCTCACCTCCAATAAAAAAAGGACGCCAACGGCGCCCTTAGTGTTTATCCTAAAAACTTTACCATACAAAAACCTTCTTTTGTAGTTGCCCACTCGCCATCATCATAAAGTACAACTACCTCTTCTCCCTTTGGCATAATTCTAATTACCTCAGCTTGAAGAGAAGGCTCCTGTCTCAAGTTTAATTTCTTAAGCACCTTTAATGTTTTTGGCTCGTAACCATAGGCGAGTTCTTCAAAGTTTAATTCTTTTTCTGCCATTTGGTACACCTCCATTTTGTTCTATTTTTAAGTAGCAAAATAATGCAAGAAAATACAATAAAAGCCGCCGTGTGTTTACGGCGGCGATTGGTCGGAGTAATAGGATTTGAACCTATGGCTCTCTGCTCCAGAAAAATCTTAGATTGTCTTAATAACCTCCTCAACTTTGTACTCATCAGCAATATGAATTCCTTTTTTTTGATTACTGGAAGGATATTCATATCGCCAACGAAAACTTAATCCCGTAGCCTCTTTGATAGAAACTAAATAACCTTGCCCCTCAAAAAAAGTATAAAAATAATCAATTTCTTCTGCTGAATATTTGTATCTTGTAGTAGCTTTAGTATTGGTTGTTTGACAACAAGTAGCTATTTCAAAAGCCGCTTTTTCTTTTGCTGTATCTTTTGCCCAACTTGCGGTTTTACACTGGATACGAATAAACTTACCATTAAAATCAGCAACTACATCATATTTGGAACTTTCATCGACTGGAGTTAAACATCTTATACCTAAACTAGTAAGGTCTAAAATACAATGTAACTCCGTCACTGTTCCTTTTTGTTGAGTAATATCTAACATTTTCTTTTTTTCAACAAAAATCTCTTTTTCCAAAGCAGATGCCCTACCAAACTGGGCCATACTCCGTTAATGGTGGAGAATAGCGGAGTCGAACCGCTCACCTCGTCCTTGCAAGGGACGCGTTCTAGCCAGATGAACTAATTCCCCATAGATGGCTGGGGTGGCAGGATTCGAACCTGCGGATGCAGGAGTCAAAGTCCTGAGCCTTACCGCTTGGCGACACCCCAATATGGCGGAAGATACAAGAATCGAACTTGTACATCGTTTTACACGATGGAAGGATTAGCAATCCTCTGCGTTACCATTACGCCAATCTTCCTTGTGGCGGAGGCGGTAGGATTCGAACCCACGCGCCGCTCATCACGACCTATCTGTTTTCAAGACAGAACCCTTCAACCACTTGGGTACGCCTCCACAAAAGACGAGGAACTTCCTCGTCAAAGTCTTTCAATTATCTCTTACTTAAACAATAATTCAGAAAAAATTTTAGCGAGGTCTTCGTCTGCGTTGATCTTATAAACACGCTTATAAGTGCCATAAGTCTCATTATACTGGTTGATAAGGGAATGATAGTGTGCACGAACAGCCTCAATCTGCTCTTCAAGCTGTTTACGTTCTTCTTCACGCTGCGCCGCAGCTAACTTTTCCTTTTCCTGTTCAGCAATAAAAGCAGCTTCTGCAGCGAGGCACTCTTCAACAGTCTTGTATTCCTTATTGGTGATGTCACTAATAATACGCATTGTTTTTCTCCTTTTTGCTCGTTTTTTTAATTGGTTGGAGCGCCATACCGGATTCGAACCGGTGAGTCCACCTTGGAAGGGTAGCGTGTTGCCACTACATCAATGGCGCAAATTGGCAGGCGTACTTTATATCGCGGGGTCGTTTCACCAACCCGATTACCCATCCTTGCTTAAAATGAGAAAATCGCACCCAGCCGCTATCAGAGTTTCACTGAAGGTTTATGTTTCTTGTTTGCAACCAATACTCCTAACCTCTATTAGCAAGTACCCATATCTGGGTTTGGTAGTACAGATTGGACTCGAACCAATGACGAACGCCTTATCAGAGCGCACTTCTAACCAACTGAATTACTGTACTATGAACTATGGCCGAGCAAGCAGGACTCGAACCTGCGGCCGACGGCTTAGGGGTGGGCGAGGATGGAATCGAACCATCGACACAGGGATTTTCAGTCCCTTGCTCTACCGACTGAGCTACCCGCCCAAGGCCGTTGCTCTATCCTACTGAGCTATTGCTCGCTATGGTACTCCTTCTAGGATTCGAACCTAGGACCAGCTGGATATAAGCCAGATGCTCTAACCGGACTGAGCTAAAGGAGCACATGTCCCGTAATCTACTAGACTCATACGGGCGAGCCACTCTCCTCACCCAGACAGTTAGGGGATGACTTGCGTAGACACCTCACGGAAAATTTTCTTGTTTGAAAATTTCCAAAAGTCATCTATCCTTCTATTCACGGCTAGCTACTCCGAGGGTCTTGGCGATAGAGACCAAAACAAGACTCCGTACTTTTCTTGCTATTATTCACCAAATAATTAAGTAAAAAGTTGCTGTTGGAGCCTTTAAGTTAGATTATAAAACTAGACGCCTAAATTAGTTCTAAGTTAAAAGCATAGAATCTTGCATTATAAAGGTTTGCTGTGAGCGTCTAAAATATGTTGTGGTGTCATAAGGGCAGACTTTGCATCGTTAATCCACAAAAGTTTCACCGCTTGGTGCCCCTGCGCAGATTTGAACTGCGGACACCGTGATTTTTTAGTCCTTCAGAATTGGCAATTACAAAGTTTCTAACACTTTTTCTAGTTTAAAATCTTCTGCAAACAAAATATTCTTTGTTTGCCCATTTTTTGTTGGCACAAATCTTATTCTTTGACTTCTTTTTCCACACAATTCATAAGGAACAAGATAGCATTGTCCATTATAAATTGTAGCAAAGAAATCTACATCTTCTTCTGAATAAGATAAGTTTAAAGTACCTTTAGTGTTTGTATGACTTGTACTCGTGGCGAACTCTAAAAATGCTTCTTCTTTATAAGTTCCAGTTTTAACTTGAATCTTATATAGAGAATGATTTATGTCCACAATAAAATCATACTTTGAACTCTGAACCATCGGCTTAGAAACTAAAATTCCCAATTTTAGAAATTCCAAAGCCACTTGTTGTTCTGTAATTTCTCCTATAAAATGACTACTTAGCATAATATCAACTCCTACTAAGTAATTGCCATTCTACATGAGTCTAAAAAGTCACGTGCTCTACCAACTGAGCTACAGGAGCATGAGCGTCATTTTGGATACGAGGCGACTAACTCTTCTTTCCAAAACGACTCAGTTACAACTTTCAAATTAGAAACATCCAATAGCCAGTCACCTCTACGAACATTTCACATAAACCCAAAGATTTTAGGATTTTCTCACCCTACCACCAAAGTTGCGCTTGTAACTGTGACCAGAGGCTTGGTGGTTCATATCTATCGGCTTTAACGACTCCTCCGTTGGTCTTAACCTCTTGGAAAGCTTGAATTTCACATATGGGGGCAGGTGTGGGATTCGAACCCACGTCTCTAGGGTATGAGCCTAGTCAAGGAACCTCTCCTCTAACCTGCTACGATGGGAGAATTTATACACAGGAACTCTCCAAAACCTGGCTTGCGCAAAGCAAACTTAAACCAAAATCAATCTTTTTCTCTCGCCTGCTTTGAGCTATGAGAGTGTTTCAAAAGGTAGCTACTCCTTTTAGGCGGGCTTTTATCTTCCTACCACCGGAAGCCGAGGGCTTTACTCGCTGGGTTGATTTGGATAAGGTCGAGGGCCTCTTCCGTCTTATCGCTTTGGTTTAAATTTAAGTGTCCTCCCCATTTCATCTGCCACCAGGACCACCCCTATGCAAGAAGTGGTTAGCGAGAATCGAACTCGTTATTCCTTACGAAATTTGCTGACTTGGAACAGCCTGTGGTAGGGTTACGCTTCGATTTCAAGTGAGCAAGAGCGGGAGAAAGTTAAGGAAGGATGAGAGGTCTCTTGCTCACTTTGTACTTAAATTATAACATAATTTTAAGTGGAAATCAAATTTTTTAGCTTCATTAAGACAATTAGTTAAAACAACGTCACCACGTGAAGGTTTGTCTTTTGACGTCAGCCGGAGATAGGAATCGAACCTACAACCTACGGTTTACAAAACCGTTGCTCTGCCAATTGAGCTACGCCGGCATGAGGAGAGTAGTTTTTATTTTAACGTGAGTCCACTCTCCAAGTTCTCGACTCACATTACTATGCGGGCGGCTCATCCTCCGCGAGGTATTTAGTAGATACAATCATACACATCGACCTCCTATTTTTCACATAGTAGCAGCAGTTTTACTTCGCTTCTTTCTATACCCTTTTCCGCTTTCTTGCCACATATCGCCTCACTTTTTATTTAGCTGAGGTCGCCGGTGGTAGTTGAAACTGCTAAAATCCGTGTTAAGGGTAGTTCTTTTAGTTTTAGGGCAAGGAACCATGACTTGCGCCGTTGGCGATTCGTAGGAGACTCGAACTCCTGACCTCCACCGTGACAGGGTGGCGTTCTACGCTACTGAACTAACGAACCATATGAACGATGTTGGACAGCTATCCTTAACAAGCACAATACTTCGGCTGGGGCACACATCAAAGCACCCACAACAGTTTATTCCCAAAAAACCGTTGCCAAACAAAGCGATTCTCTCGTCTCCTCTTCCACGCCCAGGTTTTTCTACTACGAGGTACTGGGAAACCTTAATGGCTGCCAGACGGGGACTTGAACCCCGAACCCTCGCGTTAACAGCGCGACGCTCTACCGATTGAGCTATCTGGCATCAATGGGGAGTTTCCTCCCTCAACCTTACATATATATTATATCAAAATTTCCAAGAAAATTCAAATTATTTTTCAGCAACAATTTTCGTTAGTCGCTCAACAATTTGAGACAGAATTGCTGAATGTTTTAGCTCTTCAGATACAATCTCCTTGAACTGCGCCATTTCTTCTGGAGTTAGCAAATGGACAAATTTTGTTAGACAAAGATAATAACTCCTTCGAGCATCTGCTTCTTCACATATAAGCTTCTCGAGTTCAGCACTAAAGGCAAATTTTTCAGCATCATTCATAATACACAATCCCTCACTATTCGATCATACCACAAAGTATCTTCTTTGGCTATGTCGTCCAATAAAATCAACTTTTCGTAATCAAAAAATTCACCATTAAAATCATAGAAGTGCGCGCCGTCTCCCGCAACAAAATGTCCCAAGATAGGTTCATAGAAAATTTGCAAGTTGGGAAAACGAGAACGGAGAATTAAGGAGAAGTAATAACAATTTCCATCAGTCCAATGACAATCAGACGGAAAACGGCGCTTAATGAAAGAGAGGATTTCGTTTGATTGGGACATTTTTACCTCCGATAGGAAAAGAAAATCAGATGGGGTGACAATTCCCATATCTCCATCGCGGCGAAGGCTGCCCGTTCCTTCCTCTGATTTTCTTTTAATGGTGCGGAAGACGGGAATCGAACCCGTATGCCCTTGGGGCGAGGGATTTTCTTACTACTCCATATTACTATGGCCGTATTTCTACGTTGTAGTCTGGACTATGTCTTAACCATATCTTTTGACTTAGGTTGCTGGTGTATAGTCTCTACACATTTATTTGGCGCAGTTTTTTCCTCTATAAGACTCTGTAAAAGCGTGGCAATTAGGACACAATAAAGCAAAATTTTCTATTGTATTATTATGTCTGTTGCCATCTTTATGATGTAATTCAAGTGGAATTGGTTTATCTAACCAAGTTTCAAGACCACAGCATTCACATCTATGTTCTTTCAACCCTTCTTCTAAGAGCTTAATCCTAACTTTATTTGTTTGAATATCTTTGCTATTGGCTAAATATTCTTCTAAAGTTAATTTAGGCATCTTTTTTGTTAAACCTTTTCCAGCTTTATTACCATCATATTTTAAACCAAGTCTGTCTAAAATAGAGTTAATTGTTTTTGGATTGCAAGCGAGTTGTCGCGCCATATAGGCTTTTGATTGCCCCTCTTGTATCCATTGTTCAATTTCTGCTTTTCGTTCTAAAATATCAGTTCGCATTTCCATCACCTCTCATAATATAAGTGGATTTGGATTACACTTACTTTAACTTTTTAGAACGTAAACCAAAATTTAGCACGGCGTCCTCTTGGCTATTCGCCGTTTTAGCCAGCTTCTACTCTTAAAGTTTCCTTTAAGGCACTCTCCTTTTACGTCTGCCAAGACGAAAGTCCCTTGCGTCTGCCTGTTCCGCCACTCCCGCATACTCAGTTGAAGTCTCCCTCAGCCTTGTATATATATTATATCAAAACTTTTGAAATTTTTCAAATTTTAAACACTAAAGAATTTTTATTCTTCAATGTAGAAAAACTCCGACCAACTACCAACATCGACAACAGTCCTACCACGCTCATCTTTCCAAGAGCGCATATAGTGAATAGTATAGTTTCTTTCAGCACAAAACTCGTTAATAATCCTATACGCCCACTGTTCATCGTTTGCAAAGCCAATCACACGTTCAATACCACGGCTGTTTTCAAAATAAACTTTCATTTTTCTCCTTTAGCGATAACGCTCGTCCTCGGCATATTCATCATAATCTTCATCATAGCGCGGCTTATACTTACGCTTGCGTTCAGCCTTTCGCTTTTTATCCTCAAAGATTTTAGTAGAAGGGTCTACTTCACCCCAATCGCGCCGAATAGTTTTATAGGTATCATAAAACTTGTTATCGCTCTTACGCTTAGACATGACTTACTCCTTTAATCTTGTAGCCACATTGGTAAATAAGTTAAATTATACATCACAAATGGGTCATAATTAGGTAGGGTTTTAACCCAATCCCAAAAACCCTTTGAGAAACCTTGGTAATAAGTGCCAAAATTTTCTGTAAAGTGATGCTTTTCAATGTATAAGTCTCCTTCAAAAGAAAGAGGATACATAATTTGTGTGGAAAATTCTCCCGATAAAGCTTCTCTAATATGATTCAAAGTAAAAGGAGATGCTGGTTTATTAAAAACTAAACCATTTCCATACTCCGCGCCGCAGCAAAAGAAACAATTATTCAAAAACTTAGAATTAGAAATGAAAGCAGAATTAGAAATTTCTTCACTACCAACAATATTATTGCTATTATGAATATTACTTGAATGAACCACACCTTGACTGTCAGAAACCATACTAGAAAGAACAATCTGATTCCCAAAAGATACATCACTCGCGCCGTAGACATAAGTTGAATCTTTAATTCGCTTACTCATCTGTACTTCACGCGAGTTTTCTACTTCTTCCGAAGTGGAAATTAAAGTGCTACCACTAACCTTTTTACAATTATCAATATTTCTACTATAAGAAATATCCTCACTCTGATTTACGCAGATACTTCGAAGAACATACTTTGAGTGATTGACGTGCTCGGAATCTTTTACCTTACAAGCCTCCCAATACTGCTCAATTTCTCCCTCGGTAACAGGCAAATAATCATAACCCCAATGAAAGACTTCAATTGGGATATGCCTATTCTCAAGAATAGTTGAAATTTCTGCGCCATCTGGATATAAGCGAGCGATTAACTTCTTACCAAAATCGCAAGCATTATATTTATCTAAAACTTCTTGTGTTATAAACATTAAAATTCACCATCTTCGGTCATCTTGGCAATCTGAGTAGCAAGAGTGTTTGCCCTCTCGTAGTGGAAATCAATGCGTTTATTAAAGAGACAAATGTGCTCCATCATGACGTTCTGCATATAGCAGTAAAAATCACACCAATAAAATTCCAGCTTCTCAGCAAGTCGCTTCTTAGCGAGCTTCTCGCCATAAGCCGCATCAAACTCATCGCCATCTTCGAAGTTACAGCGCGCCTTGCCTACGAGGTTGTCCATTACGGGGCCGTATTTCTTAAGCCACTTATTGGCAAGACTACCAAAATCATCCCAAGTATATCTTACACCAAAAGAACCCCAAAACTTGTCAATCTGTCTATCGAAATCTTCGCGCAATTCTTTCGAAGCACTAGGAAACTTAGCAACCACAACACCAAGAGCCTCGTTCACATAGATATCAAAATCCTTAGCCATTTTCTTTCTCCTCTTCAAAAATCTTTTCAATATTAAAGTTAAGCAACTTAATTAACGATTCCATTTTTGTGCCTTTTTGAAAATATGGCACAGGATAAAGACAACCTTTTCCTACTAACTCCGCGCCGCAGACATCGCGGCAATAACGCAAGTAATCCGCATAAGTCAAACCAAGCAACCGCGCGGAAAGCACATTATAACTTCCATTAGTTGAAGTAAGTGGAAGCTTGTTAAAGTTAAACCGAATCATAAACTTACCAGGATGATAAGGACTTTCATCAGCATAGACATAATTCATATACTAATCTCCTCCCAAAGTTCGGTAAGTTCAGCTTTTTCTTCATCAGAAAGATTACAAAACTCTCCCCAATTTTCGTACCCAAGAAACATTTTTGGATTAAACTTTGGCAATTCCTTGTCAAAGACTTTCACATTAAGTTGCGCCTTTGGAATATAATTAGGGATGATATACTTTTTAACCGTTGTAGGACTTGGAGAACCTCCCATGGCGCGTGAAACTCCAGCATAAGTTTTTAGCTGGATATACAGCTCATTCATTTCAATAATCATGTCTTGTGTGACTTGAGTCCGAGCCATTTAGAAGTTCTCCTTTCACTTTATATTTATATTATACCCTATTTTTGAAGAAAAATCAAATTTTTAATCTTCCTCCGTATGATGACAACCGCACGCACAGGGCGCCGCAGTGTTATTTTGCATCATCGCCATCATCATGAGCATATCACGTGTATTACCATCACCCTTATTCATCATGAGATAAAGGAACATGGGATTAGACATATCAAAGGACATATTCCCCATCGTGCCACCATTCATCATCATCAGCATAGGCAGCGTGGAGTCATCAGATTTGTTCATCATCAGCAGAGGAAGCATATTGCCAAAAGGCGTATCGGGAGAAGCATTGAACATGTTACTACCAAAGCTAATAAGCTTAGTGTAGAAGTCAAAACCGAATACATTCTTCGTGGGAATCAGAGTGGTTTCAGTCTGATTCAGAACTACCTCAGCAACAACTCGACCATCTTCGCGCTGATTGATTACACGCAGCCAGGAATTATGATGATAGATAAAATCGCCAGGCTTTGCATCTTTCTTAGCGACGGGCGCCATATAGCAGAAATTGTCCATATCAAGAAGCATATCGCTTACATCAAGGTAAGTATTGTCCTTTTCACTCCAAGCAAGCCAGCCATCCTTTGTATTAAAGGCAGGGCCATAGATGGACATACGAACCTCGGTAGAAGGGACGGAACCGAACTTAACATTTTTCATGATATTATTAAACATAGAAGGATTCTCCTTTTCTTTATTTTCTTTTTTAAGATTTTCAATTGATTTTTTAATGTCTTCAAGTTCTTGCTGAACCGACGAAACACAAACATTTGAAAAAGTTAGACCATCATTGTTTATTTTTAAACAATTAGTATGAGTTGAATCAGAACTCAAACTATCTGATAAAGTCCATATACCATTAGATGTAACTGAATATTGTTTTGTACAGTTTGCTACAGAGCTAAATGCTGTCGCAACTTTAGAAGTTTCTAAAGAATATGTAGCAGTAAAATTAACATCTTTGTTAAAATATAGTAGCCCATCCCAACAAGCAGTATAAATCCAACGACAAGTTTTTGATTTTAATTCGTCAAATTCAAAGGTTGATTTATCATAGAGCCTAACTGGAATAACTCGACTTCCTCTGTAATCATATCCTTCTTCATTGGTAAATTTAAAAGAAGGAATTTTAGAGGCGCATAAAACTCCAATGTTATAGTTACGAACTGTTTCGAGAATCTCCTTAAATACATCTTCACTAACAAAATAAGAATATTCTCTCTGACTCGGTTCTTGATTCTTATCTAAGAACCTAATTTTACAAATACCAAAAGGTTCTGTCATTAACTATCTCCTTCCTCTTTATTCTTTATTCTTCTGCCGACTCATATACAACATACACTTCTCACACTCAATCAAACCACACTTCGGACACCGAACACCATCGGGGTCTTCGCCAGTGCCATCCCAAATGAAGTGCTTGCCGCCCATAAAGTCGGTAACAGTAACATGGAGGTCCATTCGCTGGTCATAATTCAACTGCTCAAGCAATCCATTGAAAATCTTCTGCTGTTCATAAAGAGTCAGATTATCAATAGAGAACTCAACCTTGTACATAGAACGACTTTTTGCCATCAGTTTACCTCTCTTTCAACTTTCTATAAATATTATATCAAAAATTTCTAAAAAAGTCAAAATAAAAAGAGCCTTTATTTTCTAAAGGCTCTATTTGTTTATCAAAGAACAACGGAATCATACATGGGGTCATTAAGCGTTTTCACCATAACATCCCATGCAGTTTCACCTTTTAATGCTCCAAGGAAAGCCTTGAAAGTCGAAGGCGACTGACCGCTTACATAGATGACATCTTCGTGAGGATGAAGGAAGGTATCATTGCGCGCCTCTACGTTCCAAAGAACAATCTTAGGCAGCTCATAACCAGCTTCCTCAAAACGCTTCCGCATGGCATCAATAAAAGAGTACTGACCGTAATCCTTTTCCATTCTGTTAATTTCCATATCGGAAATTACAACCAGCGCTTCGGGCATATCTTCAGATTTAACATTACCACGAATTGCGTGTTCGAGAATGTAAGAGAAAGCTTTTTCGAGGTCGGTGTCAAGACCAACATCGGTATGCATAACCTGGTCAACATTTGCCTTCAGAGTTGCTCCTTCGCGCAGTTGGATGAAGTGAGGCTCGTCAGTAAAAGTCATGTAGAGGTTATGATAGTCACCCTTATTGCGTTCAGCAAAATAAATTGCCAAACCAATCGAAGTTTCCATAGGACGACCCCACATAGAAGCAGAAACATCAGCCATTACTACTACATTGTGTTCTCCATCAATGTAATTAGGAAGAGATTTCCACTGTTCATCAGCCAGCAAATTCCGCTGCCCATGATGCCAATAGCAGTAATTCTTTACCAAGTCATAGGGATAAAGAGTAGCTGCATTAACCTTTACCTTTCCTTCACTGAGAGCTTCACGATACTCACTAAAGCGCTCTTCATCGTGACGAACAAAAGCATTCGTATACTGCGCCATTGCCTTAGAAGGTACAGCTTCATAGTCAATCTTATCCCATTCCTGCTCACTCATGAGGCGCTCAGTCACACGAATATGCTTGCGCAGTTCACTTAGCATTTTGCGATAAATCTGAGGAGTCGCGCCGATTGCATAAGCTAGGAACTTGGCCTTTTCACGAGTTTCTACGCTGGAAGTGTTAATAGAAGGCATCCACTTAGCCATCAGAGAACAAGGACGTCCCTTATCCATTGCTTGAACATCACTTATCAACTGGCATTCTACCATATCAATAATATAAGGTTCAACAGGAGTTCCAATCAACTCAAAAACAGAATCCCAACGATTAAACTTGGGAATATTTCCAAGATTCTCAATGAGATGCCGGGGATAATTCCGCGCAAGCCACTTCAAGCAAGTGCGAAAAGTGCGCCGCTCACCCAGACCGCCACGAATATTGCCGATATAGAACAGCATCTTGAGCGCGAGTCCTCTATCAGTATTAAAGGCGGCCTCAAATTTATCCTCAATTTCCTTTTCGGTACGAGGACGAAGCGCGCCAGCCTGCGCAAACAGGTCAAGCAGAGGATTGTTCAAAGTAGAATACGCAATCGCGCCGTTTTCGGTTAGCTTCTGATTAGATACCACAGACATAACTTCATTAAACTTCATTTTCAAATCTCCTTTTAACTCATTAAAAGGCAAGACGCCACTTTCCCATAAAGCAAGAAATCTTTGCTGCAAGCGCCTTAACTTTTGTAATTAAAGTATAGCAAAAATTTAGTTAAAATTCAAATTTTGAAAAATAAAAAAAAGAGGGGATTAACCCCTCTTTAATTATTTGACATAAATACCAGGATTTTTTACCAAACCTTCAAGTTTTTCTGCGTTTGCTAAAGCATAGTTGCGATTTTTATTTAGTTCGCATCTTGCATAATATACCCCATTAAAAGAAGCAACATAAGCGTCAGGATAAACTTTCTTAACCAAGTTTACTGCGGCTTGCGCACTGTTTTTGTCCCCAAAGGCACCAGCATGCACGACGTAATAAACTTCCTTTTGGGCTAGCTTTTCTTCTTCTTTTGGTTCTGTTTTTTCAGCAGGCTTTGTTTCTGTAGCTTTTAACTTAGCAGCAACTTTATCTCTGAACATATCCATTGTCCAACCATACTTTTTCATCCAAGGAATAGTATCACTATGATTACTACCATAGCCTCTTTCATAGGCTTCTTTGTGACAGATAATTTCACTAACGGGAATGTTGTATAGTTTAGCAAGATAAGCACAAAGGTCGATTGCTTTTTCCATGCATTCTTCAAAATATTCCTTAGTTCCACTGCCTGCCTTGTAGTTATCATCTTGAATTTCAAATTGAATATGGCTATTGTTGTAGCTGCCTTTCTTGCCACCTCCGCAGCCCCAGGGCTTTATATCCCAAGGCATACACTGAAGCACTGCTAATTCTCCGTCAGCTTTTTTCCCAATAAAAGCATGAACAGCTTTTTCAACATCGGGCTTATTCCAATGGTTGTTATACTTATTTTTACCAATTACGGCAATAATCTTATCTTTATTTGGGTCATTGTCGGCTGGCTGAGTATAACGATTTAACCAAGGATTTCCTGCGGCGGTGTCATGTACGACAATTCCTTTGGGAGTCATTTTTGCTCCAATTTTGTAACAGTCGTTTTGTGTAATCATACACTTTAAAATATCTTTCTCGGTCATTTTTGCCTCCTTTATATTCTTATTAAATAAACGCGCGTGCGCGTGTATGTGCGCACGCGCGAATATCACAATTTTTTTATTTAGTCAAATTTACATTTGAGTTATTTTAAAGCCAGTAGAGTCAGCAACGTATACATGAACTTCTTTCCAAGAGCCGTTTTTTGCCACATAAATTTTACATACAGAAGAATCACTTTCATTGCCAATTATCAAAGCTCCATTTGGCATTGATGACAATATCCATTTTGCATAAAGATGAATTGGTTCTGTAGAATTAATTTTATCGGCAGAAGCCACAGCGCGGCCATCTTCATAATACCAATTATCAAATGTATAATAAGTTTTTATTGGGTCTTCAACATAATCAATAACACTTTGCATTGTATCATCAAGATACCCAATTTGAGGAGGTACTTCAGGTGAGCCTCCACGAGTATCAAAATAAATTGTTACCGGTTGAAAAGCATCCCAAGAGGCTATAAGAGTTATATTATTTGTAATTGTATATGGCTGTGAAGCATCAAATAAACTACCATTATAATACCAACCGTTAAAAGTTGAATTAGCTTTTGTTGGAGTTGGTAATGTAAAGGTTGAATCATAAGTTACTGAAACAGAGGCAGTTGAAACTGAGCCACCATTTGCATTTAAAGTAATAGTATAGGTATTTGGAATCCAATTCGCATATACGGGTAAAGATACATCGCTAGTAGCGAGATTGAAACCTGCTCTTGTAGCATATGCTTCTGCTTGACCATAGTCATAGTCATGATCAAAACTGATACCTGTGCCATTAGCAGCAGTATTCCATTGGGCGCCGGATTTCGCAGAATACCCTGTTTTTCTCAAATCAAAAGTTCCAATATTTATTAGTCCTAAGCTATCATTTACAATTTCACCATAAGAATAGGTGGTTGAATACGGAAGTGTCGCCCATGACTCTTGATTCCCGCCTTGCACGCCACTGTTTGCGTTATAAGTGATAGTAAGCTTATATGCTTGCCATATTGCGTAGAGATTTAAATCACTCTTAATTGTTACGCTTTGCCCGCTTGTATACGTCGCAGAAGTAGCTGTGGAACTAGTTGACCATCCAAGAAATTTATAGCCAGTTCTTGTAGGTTTTGTAGAACTTAAAGTAATCGTAGAGCCATAATTAGCGGTTGTGCCTACTGGCGCGCCAGTGCCTCCGTTTCCATTATAACCGATTGTATAAGTAATAACAGTCCAATGAGCATATAAAGTTTGATTCGCTGTTAAATTAACCGTACTGGAGGAAGTAATTCTTGTGCCACCAGAAGCCGCAGTATACCAGCCATTGAACGTATAACCCTCCCTTGTGGGAGTTGGTAATGTTCCATAAGTACTACCATTAGTTACTGATTTTGATGCAGTTGGTGTTGTGCCGCCGTTTGCGTTAAACGTAACAGTATAGGTCTTATTACTATAAGTATAAACAACAGTAGGATGTCGAGAAGAAGTACACTCCATACCTTTATAAGAATATGAAGTGCCTCTTGCTTCAGATGACACAACAACTAAATATTTTGTTGCCGTGGCATCGCCCCATGTTGCAACAGGAACAGTAAAAGACAAAGTAGTATTTTCTGCCGCAACCAAATCCGTCGCAATTCTAGTAAAACCGCTTGTATTATACTTAACAGTTTGGCTTGGAACGCTGGTCATAAGACCAACGTCCCAACGGCCATCGCTGTTATACTCACTGCCAATGGTAAGATTTACTTTTATTTCTGTAAGATTTACTTTAGTTGAAGCTAATGAACTAACCCCTGGTACTTGGATATATGCGCGATATAGATTACTTGCGTTACTAGTATAACCGGCATAGATATTGTTTAATGAGTTATTACCAGGACCATAAGACCATGCGCCACCATTAATATTATATTTATAATAATCCGTACTAAAAGTCGCGGGGAATGTATATGTTGCCATTTAATCACCCCACTATTAAGAAGAATACTTCACCTTCAGTGAAAGAACTTGGTAAAGAAGTTCCACTATTCTCATCAGTTAGGATTAGTTTACCATCAAGAGTTAAATTACCACTCATTGTATCACCAGTTTTAGTGAGTTTTTGAGTACCTAAATTTTCTAATTCTTTAACAACTTGTGCTGGAGTTATAAGCATTTTTAATATCCTCCTTAAATTAATATTTCCATCTTGCTTTTGAACAGCGAGTGTCAATGTGAACAATGTATTTTGCGCCGTAGCCTACCCCGCCAAATTTGTTCAATTTCATGGCAATATCTTCAAGATGTTGACGAATGTCATATCGAGAAACACCAGCTTTAATTCCATAAATGTCCATGCCTAGACATTTTTTATGCTGGCTACCACTCGCGCCACCACGCTTAGAATTCCATTTAGAACAACGATAACCGCCTGCGTTTGAGCCATTAGGAGTAGGAGTGGCATGAGTTGTGATATAGAACTCAGTACCAGGATATTTCTTTTCACATTCGCGGAAAATCCTTTCAGCAAGAATTCTTACACTAATACCATACCCTTTACCCATGGGGTAGCCATTACAATAATTATATCCAGTGGCGGTACATTGACATTTCATTGCTTCATCAGAAATACGAGGAATAATAATTGCATCCCACAAGGCAGCTTTGGTTTGTTTTCCAACAACCCCATCAGGTTGCAATCCCATCGCGCATTGGAATTGTTTAATGGCTGTTTTAGTTTTTGAACCCATTTTTCCATCAGCCATCCCAACAACCATTCCAAAACCCCATTCAATTAGGCGAGTTTGAATCTCGAGGACAGAGGGATCTTCTGGAACTTCTACTGCTTTTTCATCTTCTGTTTTAGTTACTAGTTCAAGAGCTGCCCAAGTTTGTTTTCCACAAATACCATCTTTCTCAAGTCTATGGTCGTACTAAAAAGCTTCACAGGCTTTTTTGCACTTAGTACCCCAAATTCCATCAATTTCCCCACAGTCATATCCAGCTTGGGTAAGTAATTCTTGAGCATATTTTACTATTTCTCCCCTCATTTTGGGGAAAGTTATTTTTAAAGTCTTTAAAATCATAAAAATCCTCCATTAGAATAAAATTAAAGTCCACATTCTACCCAACGTTGCCCATCTTTTGAATAGTAAGGAACACACCAAACCCATTGCTCACCATCTGGACAGTAGAATACTTCATGGGGATAGTTATTAAATAAAACAGTATTAGTTTCGGTATAGTTAATTTCTAAATAGGGTCTATCATCTTCGTTTTCACTATCTGGGCCACCAAATTCTTTATAACTATTATTAACGTCAGATGATAAACCTCCTAAATATACATAGGTTAATCCATCTGTTTGGATGCCCTATATAGCTCCAGAAAGGTCAAATTCTGTTCTGGTACCAACACTCTTTGAAATGGTTCCTAAAGCTACTGGCATTACTCCTAATTGATTTGGAGCATAACCAATCGCTTTAACTTTTTCAACTGTAATACCGGCCTATAGATCAACAGAATTTCCTCCGCCACTACCGCCGTCAACATTTTTTACACTATAGTAAATACTGTTAATATATTTGTATCTAATCTTTGATAAATCAAAAGCTGTACAAGCTATGTAGGTATTATTACTCGAACTACCTGTTATACCAGCATACATATAACCAGTTTTAAAATCACATTCTTCTCCATTTAAGAAACCATCTATACCATCACTATCAATTATAGGATAAATCCTTATTGTCTTTGTAACTTCTCCTAAACATTCAATAGTTAAGTAAGGGGCATTTTCTCCTGTTTTATAAAAAGAAGACCAAGTTGAACTTCCGCTGCCATGAGTTAATCTAATGTATGGTGCCTCCTGAAGCGTAGCCTTATAAGAAGTTAAATCTATAATTGTCCAAGTGCCCGTACCGGAAGAAAATGTAAAATTTCCTAAAGAAGTACCACTATTCGCGTATCCGGTCGCCGCGGCCACATTTAATACATGGTCAGCATAAGTATCCTATCTACAAATATGAAGTTTTATTGAGAGTAAATCATAACTTTTTAATTCTCCAAAGTATAAGGCTGCAATGGCTGCGGGGCCGGCGCTTGTGGCGCCAGCCTCGATATATGTAGTAGTCGTAGAAAAATAAGGTTGCTCATCCATTTCTGGTGCACGTTGTACATAGGCAACTTGCATGGCCAAATCTTGAGAACTAGGTAAAAAACCAGCCATATGGCACCTCCTTATTCAATTGGTCTTAGCCAAATTGCTCCAATCTCTGGATCAGGTCTTTCTTGGCCATAGAAAACTTTATTTGTTAAATTTGTGAGACCACTTGATAATTTTCTAATTCTAAGATAGCCGCCAATAGAGAAAGAAATATTTGAAACAGAAGTAGTATTGTACCACAAAGCGGAACTAATGCCAACTCCGTTATCTTGGCCACGATTATCTGTACCATTAAAGCGTAGAAGACCATTATATAGGGTTAGAGTTCCTTCTAAAGTACCCATGCGTTCCTCGCCGGTTCTTGCCACTAAGCCGTCTTCATAAGTTGTTGTAGTGTTTGTAGAAAACCAATAGCGGCTTCTAGAGGGCGCCACATTATTAGCTTTGATATAGACATCTGTATTTGAGCCATGGGCAGGAACTTCATAGATAATTTCGACTTTATCTCCTTCAATCATACTGAATTCAACAGGTACATTATCTTCACAGATTCCATCAAACAAAATTGCATTTCCGTCAGCGGTAGAACCCCCGCTACCTTCATTTTCTGCTATTTTTTCATCTACATAAGTAATAGTAGATTCATAATTCTATGCTATTTTTTCATCTACATATGCTTTTGTAGTTGCGTGACTATCTACTGTAGGTGTGGCTAAGTTAGAAATTAGTTGCCCGCCCATATTAATCGTACCAGACATCGTACCACCAGTTAGTGGCAATACTTCAGATTCTTTTGCTGCACCAATTAGTTCTCTAACTTCTTCTGCGGTCTTAGTGGTCATTTCAGCAGAACCAGAACCGACTAAGAAATTATTTGCAGCAACGCCATTCAATCCTGTACCACCTTTTGTTGCGGGTAGAATGCCTGCCATATCTGGTAGTGAACCAATCGCGCCGCCACCTTGAATTGTTTGAATTGCATCATAAACCGCCTTAGCATCCGCCGCGGCGCCTTCAATGCTTAATGTATCATCAACAACTGGCACTGTGTAAGTTTCAGCAATACCAGGAAATTTTAATGTTTTTAAAGCTTTTGCCATTTAAGTTTCCTCCTTTTATTAGATACCATCTTTCCAAGTGCCATCTATTTTTACTTTCATAACTCCTTGCTTCCAAACACCATCAACTTTTACCCAAGGGATTCCAATTTTCCATTCTCCGTCTATTTTTATCCGTACGGATCCAGCAGAAACCCAATTGGCATATATTGTTATTGTTTGATTTGAAGAATTAATAGATTTTCCTAAAGCTGTAGCAAGAGCCTGCCCCGTATAGCTAGCATCATGATCTAGACTAATTCCAGAGCCATCAGCTTTAGTATTCCACTCTTTTCCATCCTCAGTCTTTTTCCCGGTTTTTGTTAAACCAAAGGTTTCTATATTTAATAAACCACTACTATAATTAGTTCCATAGTAATAATCTCTTACATAAGGCATTGGATAAGAAGAAGTTCCAGAACTGGATTGAGTACCACCATTAGCATCAAAAGTAACGGCAATTTTATATGGACTCCAAGTAGCATACAAAGTAACTGCTGCGCTTGGCGTATAAGAACCAGTAGAGCCAGAAGTAGCTGTACTAGAAGTTGCCCATCCATTAAACTTATATCCCATTCTAGTTGGAGTAGGTAAAGTAATTGAACCATTAGTATCTGTATATGTCCATTTTGCATATAGGGTTGTATTTGCAGAAAAACTGTAAGTTGAACCAGCAGTATAGTCAGTACCTGTTCCATCTGCCTTTGAATTCCACTTGCTAAAAGTATATTTTCGAGTTTTACTTGAAGTTAAAGAGGCAGTGTCACAAGTTCCGCCGTTAGCATTAAAAGTAACTTTATAACCGGTTACTGTTCCGTTCGCGCGAGTGAAACTATTAGTTGCTAGTTTAATAGAAGCACTAGAAGTGCCAGTACCAGTCGTCGCCGCGGTTGTACCCGTTCCTCCGTTAGCGTTGTAAGAAACAGTTATTTTCTTGACAAGAGTCATTGTATAGCCAGTAATGTTATTCCAAGTGCCTGGCCCGCTTACGGCACCACCACCAGTTTGGACATCTAAATCAACACTCACAACATTTTTAGAAGAATCGTAAGGAATTGTAAATTTCTATGTATGAGTATAAGTTCCAGCATTCCATTGAACAGTTTTAAAAAATTCGGGATCAAGGGTTGGAGATTGTCCATTAATAGTACCAGTAAAACCACGTCTGTTCGTACCACTAGGACCGATAGAGGTACCACTATCACACTTTACAGTAAAAGTAGAGTCAATAACCCAGTTACTCCCACTGATTGAAGAGCTATAGGCCGTGAAAGTTAAATGTTGATATCCAGATTGACTATTAAATGTTATGTTTTTAATATCTGCCATTTATTTCACCTCAGTTATTACTCAGTATACTGGATATATAAATCACCATTTATACCTGTACTAGATGAAGGCGCGGAAGTGCCGTAAGTATAAGCATTATCAAGACGAGTCCAATCATACCAGGTTCCTGATCTACCTAGACGATAATAGAGTCTTGAAGATCCGCCATGGAGAATAAATTGGTGAGTGTAATTAGTTCCGCCATAACCTTTAATAACATACATTTTAAACCCATAACCTTTATTTGGATCTGGATAATTTATTAAAGGGTTCTCCGTATCAGTAACTGTAGAAGAAATACCACGATAGACTCCCGCTTCGGTATAAGTATTTAAATCGCTTCCGTTGGGAATAATTTCGCCTATTTCTACCATATCAAGTGCATTGATTAAAGCAGCAGTAACTTGGTGAGGGTTATTAAAATCACTTACGTGCTCATTAACAAAGTCAATCTCTGGGTCAGTTGTGTAGCTTTCAAATACTACATTACCATCATTATTTTCGTCTGAAGCAACAATGTTACTAATAAAGGTAGGTGCTTCAAACTCTGATAAAATTCCACTAATTACTACCTTACCATTCATAGGCTCAGTTAGTTTAATAGTAACATTACCTAATTCGTCAACCTCTCCATCTTGCATTACAGAAGCAAAAGTTCCATTTTCTGTAATTTGCGCGACATCAAAGACAAAAGCATTTTCACCGCAACCATGCTCAGAAGCAAGAATTCGATAGGTATAAAGCTATGTTGTTTCATCATAGGTCCAATCACCCGTACCAACTCTCTTCAAATACATATTCGCGCGGTCTGGCTAAATCGTATTTATCATGTCACGGATATCTTGATGAGCTTCGTTAGAAAGATTATGTTCTTCAATAAGAGTACCTGCCGCGGAAGCATCTTCAATTAATTCTCTGATATCTGGATGGGCATCTTCGGCTATATTATGATTTGTTACAGCTGTATTTGCTATCTCATTTGCGCGAGCCTCTGTAATAAAATCTTGAATTCGTGTAGTAATATGTTGCCATAATCTCGCAACACCATTTTCATTTAAAAAGCCCATTAATAAGTAACCTCCTCGGCATTATAAACAGTTAATCCACAGATATTATCAATTTCTTCCAATGTAATTGCTTCATCTTTATGAATCGCATTTTTGTCACATATATCATAAACAGCTTCATCATTAGGAAGTTTGATTTTTGAAATAATAGGATCGTCATGTGCCATTTATCTTTCCTCCTAAATTATAATACGCCGAAAATTGCGTCAATTTCTTCATCTGTTATTGCTACAATACTACTTAATCGTCTATCTTCTACATAATTAGTAGTTAATTGTTCAATAGTGATATTTTTACTTGTGGCCAACTCAAAATCAGAATCACTCAATAAGTTGTATGTATATGGTGAAACACTTATTGTTATCGCATTTGTATTCGCGGCATTAGATATGATAAAATAAATAGATTCATAATTAATTGGAGACCAAGATATGTTTAAATTAACTTTAAGATTT